AAAGTCTTCTGGGACATCATCTTTGGGTCGGTCACTTGAGGTGTCTCCGATACCGCTGATACCTTCAACCCCCTCTGGGGGAGCTTTTGACAAAATTGTAAAATCTAATAGTTTAGATACGTAACCAGAAGCATGTGCCGCCTGTGCCACTTTCTCTGCCTTCTTACGAGAAGGGAACGGCCCCTGACTCCCCCAATACCATTTTTTGTCCCTCTGACGTATAGGCATTATGGATCAATATCGGTTCGATAATCGCTAAACCTCTGCAAACACATCTTTTACTTCTTTATCAGGTTTCTTCTTTTTCTTCTTTTTGGTAAAAGCTTGACGAACTTCCGATTCCGTAATGGGGGGGCTGTAGTTGTGGAAGAAAATATCATAGAAACCTTTCAATTCCTCGTTATTGAATTTAGGGTAAACTCTGTCTAGGTAGTCCCAAAACCGTTTATCTCCCGTATTAGCTAAACCCACTAAAACCTTAGACATAATATCATGCGGTGTTTGACGAGATGGGGGATCAATATTCCCTGAACCGTACTCTATCATTACTCTTTATCCTCCTCTTCATCCTCGTCCTCTCGTTGATTACCACCAGATGGATCGTAACTAACAGAAGGATTCGTTGGAGATTGGTTTGGGAATGGAACCATAAACGTTGCTTTGTTTATGTCACCTAAACCGTCCGGAGATAAGTCCGCAACATAATCTACACCCTTTTCAATGAACCACATAAGGGAACCATCGGGCGCAATGTCCTTTATAATAGGGGCATGGAAACCCTTCTCACTTAGAGATTGTATCCACGTTTTGTTAAGCTCTAATCCCCAAGCTCTATTTTCAGCTTTCTCTTCACGTTTTTTTGCCCAGTCATCTATATCACGTTCTTCAAGAGGGGTTTTGTCAGAATGGTCTGGAGTTCTACCCCCTGTACGTCCTTTAAATTTCCGTTCTGAAGCGGGGATAGCTTTTTCCATAGCTTGAATTTCAGGTAAAGCCTCTCCCCCACCCCCTTCTTCTCCACCACCTTCTTCTCCACCACCTTCCGCTCCCTGTTGTTCAGCTTGTTCGGCTTGCTCAACCTGCTGTTGGAGTTGTAGGGCTTGTCCTTGAGCCTGTATTTGTACCGTTTGCGCCATCTCTCCAGTGACAATAAAATCAGCCTCTGTAATATCTACTTCATCTTCTTTTAATTTAACCTCAAACCCAAGTTGGGCTATTTGCGTAGCAATCCCAACTTTCTGTTGAGCAAAACTTATGCGAGTAGCTTCTGCCTTTTCTTCCGGAGTGGGTAAAACTAAGTCAAAATCAGTAACCCCAAAAGCCTTTAGAAGCTTAGGGAATACTTTTTCATGGAATAAACGTTGATCAGATTCAACTACCCGACTCATAACAACAAGCTGTTGAGTTTGCGTAGACAGCCCCCCAAAAGCTTCTGGTGCGCCCTGCCATGCGGGAGTTACACCCCACACTGCTCCAACCCGTTCTCTAATCTCCTCTTTTACTGGAAGGTAATCCATTTCCTGTAACGTGTGGAACAATCGTACCATGTCAACTCTACCTCGTTGGTTGCGACTAGAGACAGCTACCATAGGAATATAGTTAGGGTCTAACCTAGTTTGGGCAGCAATATGTTCTCGTTCCTTACGTAAGCTTTCTGGGTCATCAGTTGTTACCATAAGCATTGACGCTGGCATCTTACGCTCAAAGAAATACCGATATATGTTCTTATCCATTCCAATTAATGTAAGAGCTTTTTCAAACACCGTAAGAATTGGAGACCATCCATACGTTTCGGAGGGAGAAAATTTAGAAACATGTATAATTTCGGTGTCTCTAAGATAGATATGTTGGTTCCTGTGGTAGTATTTATACATTGCGGGAACACGGTCGTATCCTTTTTTAGATTTTCCCGGCACATCTTCTACATCTGAACGATCTAATGGACAAATCCAATGAGCATTTTTCGGTAATCCCGCTTGATCTAAATCAAATTCTACAAGGGCAGGATTTAGTCTACGTATTTCTTTCACCTTAGACCGAATGACACTTCCATCATCATAATATTCTTTCATCAGATACAAAAAGCCATCATCAACTGTATTTATATCATTATGGAATTGACGTAGCACCGCTTCTAAACTTTGATCAAATACATTTGCATCTAATACAAACTTGTTAAAAACTTCTAGTTGATCTCGATCAGCCTTTTCTTTGTTAGGTTGTATATCCAACCCTCGCCTAAAGACTTCACTAGTAATGTGTCCTAATGCAGTTCGGATTTCAGCCACGGAAAACGCAATTGTCTGTAAATCTTGTACAAGCTGTTGCCTGTACGCCATCTGATGGCGAACCCACGTATTAACAATGTGGTCAAGGCCGATAGATGGAGCAGAACCTGTGTCGCCCTGCTGTTTCATTAACTGAATGAAGTTCAATCCCTCATTCATATCAAGCATCTGTTGTGCCATTCCGGGCATTTCAGGCATATATTCAGATAATTTCATAAATTAATCCTTACCTAAGTCGTTAAACCTCTGTGAAACGAGAGTATCCATACCAGCTAATTTAAGAACAGTCTCCATTGCTTTCTCTTTAATGTGGGAATGTTCAGAATATGTTGTACGTGTATCAGCTAGTTGTTCTTTCTGATCTGTAATTACACTTTCTAATGTATGTATCTTTTCTACAGCTTGATTATATTGTTCTGACATATCATCAAACTCTTCTAAAGCCCCGCCATTAGACACATTATCAAGTATGCCTGTACGCCCCGCTTCTTTCATTAGGGATATAAATGCCCCTTCAGATATAATTGTTACCGCTTCAGTCTTGTCGGGGATTTCATCATCCGGGCCGATGCTCTTTAAGTCATCATGCCATGTATCCAAAATCCTCCACGTACCTGATTCATCTCGATTCGCAATATACTGTTCATCACGTTCTCTAAGAATATTTCCTAATGTCATAACTAAACTCCTACTTCAGCTTATCTATTATACTACATAAACGTAAATTTACGCTATGTGACACTTACTCCAACCGCAAGATTTACACATTACACACCCATTTTCTTGAACAAGATAACTATTATCACAACAAGACTCATTAGTTTCTATCTGCAATGATGCATAATCTACATCAAACCCATCTAATACACTCTGTTTAGGGGGGTTCGCTTTTACTAGAACCTCTTTCTCACGGCTCCCCGATCTATACACGGTAATACCTTTACAATCATTCTCCCATGCTGTCATATAAGCAGTATACACATCTTCAACAGTTGCGTCATTCGCAAAGTTTATCGTTTTAGAGATACCTGAATCACAGGAATCTTGGAAAGCGGCTTGCATTTTTACGTGTGCTTCTGGAGAAATGTCCCCCGCCGTAACGTAAACTTCTTTCGCCCACTCTGGAACATCCGAACGGGTTTTGATAGACCCTCCACTAGCAATGTGTTCCATTAAATCATCCGAATAAAATCCATGTAGTTGGGCATCTGCCTCAAAATATTTATTGATATAATATAATGTTTCCCCTTCTAGGATGTTCATCTTACGCCAAGCAATCGCAAAGGTCGGCTCAACGCCACTTGATGTATCTGCAAGCATAGAAATGGTTCCCGTTGGAGCAACCGTCAAGCGGCAAGCATTTCTAAATTTTTCTTTCTTGGAAGCATCTGTAATTTCATGATACTTATCTAATACCCTATAGTCACTGCTATGCCATGCGGGGAAAACGCCTCTCTCCTTCGCTAAACTACGAGATTCATTATCTGCAATGTCTTTTACGAACCCCATAATAGTTTTGCCCACTTCACGACCTTTGGGTGTATCGTAACCAATTCGTAACTGTATGAGTAGGTCAGCAAATCCCATAACACCAAGCCCGATTTTTCTAGTAGCTTTAGTCATCAATTCTATCTCTGGTGTTGCGTAATAGTTTGCATCAATAACATTATCTAAAAAGCGTGTAGCTATCTTCGCTACTTTTCCTAATTCCGACCAGTCAATATTATCTCGCCATTCAATAGAAGGCTCTGATGATTTAGTAAAAGCTGTAGACTTAAAGAAATTAGCTACATTAATTGAACCTAAATTACAAGATTCATTGCCTAACAACGGCTGTTCCCCACAAGGGTTGGTTGCTATCATATCTCCATACCGCTCACTAACATGGTTGTCCCGGTTAACCGCATCAAGGAAAATCATCCCCGGCTCCCCATTTCTCCATGCCCCCTGTACAATTTTACTAAACACCTCACGAGCATCTAACTCTCCAACCACTTCTTTGGTACGTGGGTTAATAAGAGAATAGTTTAGCCCATACTTAACAGCCTTCATGAAATTATCTGATACGCCAACCGAAATATTAAAATTATGAATCTCCCCCTCCACAGATTTGCATTCGATAAATTCAAGAATGTCTGGGTGATGTACGTCCATTACCGCCATGTTTGCCCCATCACGCTTACCGCCTTGAGTAATCATAGACGACACTCTAGAAAGGGTTTTTAGCACTTCTATAGGGCCGCAAGAAACCCCATGGGTAGTTTTAATTCTATCTCCTTTAGGGCGTAACTTCGATAATGCAAACCCTGTGCCGCCACCAAATTTTTGTACCATCGCTGTATCGTGAGCGGCTTTCATTATCCCTTCCATACTGTCTTCAAGAGGTAACACAAAACACGCAGACAAGGTACCTTGTTCCGTACCCGCATTCATTAAGGTAGGAGAATTAGGTATGAAATCTAAATTAGACATAATAGTATAAAACTCATTAGATGTAAGTCGAACATCAATATCTAATTTACCGTACTGTTTTTCGACAGCGGCAATCGCATCCGCAACACGACGAAACATATCGGGGGCTTTTTCAACTATTTCATTATCATCATTTTTCAAAAAATATCTTTTTTTAGCAACTACCTCAGCTTGAGGACTCAATGTGATCGGTAAGGTAGCGATGGTAGCGGTAGTCATGGGGGTTATCATTAATTTCTCCTATCCTCTGTATCCACAGTACAAACATAATTTACGTTCCATTACCCAAAAACTTGGCTGGCATACCCCTTCGGAACAACCGGGGTTAAGATGCTCTTTAGTTTCTTCTTCTTCACCAGACTTATATGATAGCATAACGTCCATGCGTTTCGCAAGGTCTTTACCTAACCCATCGTCACTACCGTCGGCTCTACCTTCGGGCGTTTCACCCGGAGCCACCGCCTCGATCCAATCAGATGTACTACCTAGTGTTTCATATTTAAACACAGTTGTTTCCCATGCAGCTTGCGCTGCCAAAGCAATAGAAAAGAAAGCATCCCCATGACCCATCGGAGTAACTGGTGCTTTCAAATCATTATTAACAGAAATAATCTGTTGTGTTTGTCGTTCATCTTTCAAAAGTTTTAAGATACCGCCATGCACTGCTTGCTCCAAAATTTGAGCCATCGTGTGCTTACTTTTACTTGTGAAAGACATGGGATGCCATACTTGGTCTAAACCACGATCTTCTAATTCTCCTCTTGTATTATCAATATACCCTTTATCTAGCTGAAAGTTTTGTGCTACTTCATTCAAAAACTCTATTTGATCGGAATAATTCCAGCCGTCTAACCATGTCTGATTAACCTGCTTTAATTCATCCCCCTCCCTACTAAAAATTACGAGATGTGAGGGGTGGCGTTTTTTGCCTACATCAAACCCAGCAAATAATTGTTCATTTGGACGCTTTTCGTATTTCTTATAAGCACTAAAATCTCGTAAATTTGCGTCTTCACACTTAGAAATATCCTCTCTATTAAAATAAGACTCCGTTTGGAAGGAGGGCTGGAGAAGAAATTCTGAAGCAAAGGATTTTGGGCGGGCTGATTGTTGCGCCAACAACCAGTCCTCCGAATATAGATCAGGCATAAGAACTCGTCTTGTTGGAGTGGGGTCTAGCGCAGGTAGAACCCGTGAAATAAACCGGGGGTCTCTTTGTAACTTAGACAGAATATCATCTGGTAACATAGGAGTTCCAAGTACTATGACTGGGGTATCTCTATTTGGTATGAACATCGTTTCTGTCATAAAGTGATCTTCAATTTTATTCATCTCGCCCAGTTGCAAGGGGTTTTCGGGGTCTCTCAGGATGTCGTCGGCAATCAATGCTCCATTAACGTGCATTCCTCTTTTGAATGAAAATAACCCCCCGTGCAATATCTCAATAGGTTTACTATTTATAGTATATCTAAATTGAAATTCAGCACGGGAATTTCGTGGTGTTAACCAATCCATTAAAACTGGGTTACGTTGGACAGTCTTATTAATTTCAGAGATATGATAACGCGCCATTGTGTCACTATAAGATAAGTAAAGAATCGACGTATCACGCTTCGCTTTTAGCAGTCGCCAAATACTAAACCCATGCCCTAACAAAGTACTTTTAAAATGGAATCTTGGCAGGATGGCGACGTAATTTTTCTTCTCGTCTACAGCGCGTTCTGCATCATCCGCAATTATTCCTACATGCCACGAACTAAATAATTCTGGACGATCAAAGCTTTGAGACCAAATATTTTGAATAAACTCCTGAAAACTACCAATCTTATTTTTCTGATTAACTGACAGGCCCTCAGATAATTTCGCTAACGCATCTATTACTGTTATAGAATCATCTTTTGTTGAAGAAAAGGGCATTATTTATCTACCCCAGCCTGTTGAATAATTCCTTGGAATCGAGAAGCTATACGCCCAAGAACCTCAGAATCTGAAATTTCTTCTACTAAAACATTTAAAATATCTTGAACAAATTGAATGTTAATTAGACCTTTCATCGTCTCTCGTTCTCCCTGAATTCCCATATCAATAGTACGAGCGGCTGTACCCGCATCATGAAATTCTAAACCTACTAAATCAGCTTCTGCTTTTTGTCTAATTTTACCATAAATATCTAGATGCTCTGTATTCAAGCGAGCAAACCGCTGACTTTCTGTTTCCATTATAGCTGCGGTTCCTGCACTTTGTAATTCCAAACGCTTTTCATCCCAATTGAATCTTTTTGACCATGCATAAATTGTAGAAATTGTAATATTAATTCCAAATCTATCGGCGAGTTTTTCAGTTATTTGTTTGGCGGAATGATCGCCAGCAACGTATAAACTCATAGCCTCTAACCTAACTTCGGGAGATATGATTCTAGGCATTAGTGTACCCCAAACGCTTCAGTCCCATGCTCTGGTGATTGAGAGTCAATGTTTCCCCCGTAAGGGCTACCATCGCTTTGTAATAATTTGCTGAAATCCATATATCCTGTCTTATTAGACGCTGCATTGAAACACATAGGCACTTTAAATTTAGCTCCGTTAGAAAAGAATTCTTGAAAACCCACTCCAATTTCATCTCTTGTACAAACTCCCCGCCAAACATTTTCTCGTTCACTGATTGGTTTATAACTGCTGTTCTTTACAAGCGTACCTGTAGTCCGTTGGGTATCTTCAAACTGTTTATTGTTTACACACGCCAAGTACTTACACCAAATCACAACACCATGTTCTGCTTTTAAATCTTCCCATGTTGTACCTTCTGGGAGCTTATCTTCATAAACGGGGTTTTCTGGAACCGCCCCCGTATTCATATAAAATGTCATAGGTTTTTCTATTTTAGGCAATAGTCTCTCCTTTTCTTTTCGCCCACAAAGCTATACAAGCTGCGTCGGCGTAATCTTGTTCGGGGAATATATCTCCCCACTTCTCTACAGCAAATTTTTTAATGTCTGGTTTACCTGCATTACCCTTACCTAGAATTTGTTTTTTCCAACTTCTATTATCAACTGGGTAACAAAGAATTCCTTTAGTATGTAACAGATATTTCGCAACGCT